ACTTGTTTGTATTCTGGTGAGTCCATCAAAGATTTAGCTTTACGACCAAACCTTACAGATAATTCAGTTGTGTTAGTAGACTGAATAATTTTTAATTTAGGATTTCTACCAACCATCCATGCAGGTAAAAGATAAGAACCAAATTCAGACTTAGTATGTCTGGGAGGCATATTAATAATTAATCTTTTTATTTTACCTTGCGCTAATTTGTTAAACTTATCCGCGATCCGCTTGTGATGCTTACCTTCTATAAATTCAGGCCAAACATGTTTTACAAAATCCATAAAATTATTTTGTATACCAGCGGTCTTTTTCTTTTCACCATACTGATTAGCCAATAATGAGAATTGTCTTCTCACATCTGCAGGTAACTTATCGAAGTTCTTTAATTTGTCTTTATCTATTTTCATTTGAAAAAAATTTTCTAAAAAATTTTTACACTATTTTTTAAAAAAGTAAAAAAGTATTATGAGGCTTTAAATGCATGAATCAAGGCATAAAGAGAAAACTTTGGGACCCCTTTAAAAAAAACCCAAAAAAACTATTTGAAAAAAAAACAAAATTCAACCTGTGGTTGGTACCTCTATTGATTCATAAAACCGGAGAGCCATACTGATCAGGTAACCCTGGCGCTCCGGTCCGAGTACTTCGTTGCTACCCGTTAAGGTCACAGCTAACGTCCAGGGAAATGCCAATGGCAAGATATGTACGCCTTCTCTCGGTCAAATTCTCTTGATGCCTGGCGCACAACCTATGCTTGTATGCAAAAAATGCATAGGGTGTGCGCTGGGCTACTAGTCTAACAGAACGTAGTATTCATCAACGAAGTTTTTTTGAAACCACGTTAAACCCTTTTGCATTAAGTCGTAATCTTCTGTCTGTTCTGCACCTATGATTGTATCATAGATTGCTACAGCAAATGCCGGTAGCTTTGCTGATTGACTAAATGTTTCATCGCTGAATCTGTTAAAGATTGTCATTTCTTTAGTAGGCTCGGCACCAAAGAAACATTGGTCAAATGGTTTTGGTATGTCGTATGTTTTGTCTTTGTATTGTATTTGCATTTCTACCTTTCTGTTATGTGTAGGATTATATATTATTATCCTACTTTTGTCAAATGTTATTTTGTACTATTCTGTCGCACCCCCAATTTTTTTAATACAACTTCCACCCCAACGATTCTTGCCTTTCTCATATCCCTCACTTATTCTTCTATGTGTAATAAATGGAACAGGTATTCTCATTTCAACTGCTAACATATTCTCATCTAACCAATCCATTTCGCAACGAGTACTACAAAGATATTTTGCTCTTTTGCACCAATCACTATCGGAGTCTATTGTGTTTAAAGCATATCTTCCACGAATTATGCCTTTAGATTTTAAAAACCTATCTTGTGTAAGTTTAGTATGGCAAAATGGTCCTTGGCAAAAATGTTTATTTGGCATTAGTACCTCACTTTCCAACTGCCTTTTGCAGTTCTATATCCTTGTGCGTCATCATCAAAATAAGTCATTAGATTTGCACCAGCTTTGCTTGTCCAATATCTGCACTTGTCCGTCCAAGTTCCATTTCTTGTAATGTGTTTTTTATCCTTATTAGAATAATAAGTGATTTTAAATTTAGTATTTTCTTGCATTTCTACCTTTCTGTTATGTATGGGAGTATATACTAATACTCCCACATTGTCAATAGTTAAAATGGCATTTCTTCAGAAATTCCATTTTCTTTCACTTCATCTTTTAAGATTAATGGCTCACTATTTAAAAGTAAATCCACCTCTTGAAGATGATATTTTACATCTTCGTTATCGTTTAATTGTTCGTAAGCAATTAACATTTTTGTTGCCTCGTTTAATGTATATGCTGTATCTTTCATAATGTTATATTTAAAATGTTCTTTTGGATAAGACCATCTATGTTCTTCTATTACAAAGTATTTTTTTGTGTTTTCCATTTATACCTTTCTGTTATGTATGGGATTATATATTATAACCCCATACTTGTCAATAGTTAATTTACACTATTTTCGTATTGTTTTCTCGCCAATATCTTCGCCTCTCTTGATTGAGTTTTATTCTTCATGCCTTTAATCATACTAGCCAAATTACTAGGATTGTAGATTGTAAGACCTGTTGAGTTAGTCCTAATTAATTCTGCCTCGTCTAATTGAATACCTAACTCGGTAGCCAACTCAATACCCTCGCTCAAATATCTGTAGGCTTTCAATCCGATTTTTAATTGGTCGCATTGTTTTTGAATTGTATCAATCCATGTTTGGTGTTTTGATACAACATTACCTTTTGCAATTCGCCATGCCTCAAATTGTTTGTACTCATCTTTGGTACATGCGATTGCTCTTGAACGACAGTAAGATGTTCCAATGACATCAAGATAATATGGATTGTCAAACTCTTTTGACATACCAATATTGTTATCGCTACTATGATAACTACTACCACTATATCCTAATGCTTTCATACACTCATCAGTATATTTAGTCTTATGTGGGTTTTCATCTTTACCATTTTGTTGTGCATAAATATCTGGGTTGCAATTTTTTGCTTTTAACTCCTCACGATAATATGCAACAGCAAACTTTTTGCCGTCTTCATCACTATACTCACTACCATTTAGATTGCCAAACAAACCAAAATCAAAATGAGATTTTGTTTCTGTTTCTTTGCCGTCTTCATCTACATCTTCATTATGTGCAAAATAAAAACATTTATCTTTTGCAACAACATCACAGGGTTGTCCATATTTCTTTTTAAATGTTCTTAATACTGCAACATCTTCTGGTGGGTAAGACCTTTCAACAACCTCTCTTGCAAGTTGATTTGCAACAACATAATGTTTGTCAACATCTTCTCTTGCTTGAAGATAGCCCTCACGTTCTTGCGTGTCCTCATTCTCAAAGACATTTTTTATTTTATTGAACAACTTGTTTCTTAACTCGGTGTTCATTCTTATTTTAGACATTTTGTCCTTTCTTGTTTTGTTAAACATACTCCTATTATATCCTATCTCATATATCTTGTCAAATTGTTTTTTTGAGTGTGCTTTGGATATTATATCCCCGACCTCCCACCCCTATTATATAGGATAATTTAGGATTGTCAAGAAAATAAAAAATATTTATTTTTGTTCTTGCCACATTGTTGCCTTATTTCTCCTATATACTCCTAATATGAATAAAACAAATAAAACAGAACAAATACATGAACGATTAATACTACAAGCGAAGAAACTCGCTTTAGTAGAGTTGCAGTTAAAAATAAAAGAAGAGATAGATAAAATTGATACAGAATTAAATTGTATAGATACCGAAGAAGAGGACTCTATACCATTTTAACCGAATAGTGCCTCATTTGGATATTTATCGCACTTTAAAAACTATAAATATTCTGGGGACTTGCACCTACAAAAGCAAGTAGGATTAAAGCGTGATTACAGGGTTTAATCATCCCTTACCGATCACGCCTGATCCCTGATTCAAGTAGCGGTAACAGCTCCGGATATTCTAGATGCCCTCCGGTTAATGTACTTGGATCTGGGATCAGTGTTGTACACTGCGGGTATAAACCGCTATAGTACAGGTCGTGAGTTCGCCGAACTGGGATTGTAAAGGGCTTAAGACTTTTGCAATGAAAATCCTCGCCTGCACAGGACAACAACTGATCCCTGGACATTGGCACTGGATACAGTGTTAAGCCTGTCGCTCGAGCTATTAAAATAAAGCACGCCGGCTTCAATCCAATGTCCTGGGATCAGTTTAGAATGATTCTAAAAATCATTCTAAAAAATAAAAATAAAAAAGCTTCAAGCTACAAGCTTCAAGCCATTAAAAGAACACAATTGAAGTATAAACTAAAAATAGAAAGCGAGAATTGATTATGCCAAAAAAGAAAATGACAATGGGTGAAGCTCTTCAGGCTGTATACGTAGCGTGTGAATATTACGATATGGTGCATGATACTGGCGACGAGAAGCAAAACAAAGAAGACTTTGATTATGTATGGGAGGGTTACGACCGTCTATGCGAATGGAGAAAAGAAAATGACAAATAAAGAAAAGTTAAAAGAAATTTTAAAGTGGTGTAAAATTAACGCCAAGGGCTGGGATCCTGATCAACACGATGGCCCGGCCGAGTTTAAAGCTATCTGTGATCTTATTGAAGAGAAAGGATATTATAAAAATGAAAAGAATTAAACACAACGACTTAACGCATTATTTTATCCGGGCGCATTCAACGCTCCCGGCCGCGTATCTGGCCAGCTGCGAGAAGTTTTTTAGAAGTATCAAGCAACGAGGACTTACAAAAAAAGAAGAGCGCCTGGGCTGGATAACTAGAGGCCACGAGCCACAAGCTGCAAGCAACAAGCGGTTGACAAATAAATAATATAGGATATTATGAGATTATGAAAACAAGTGAAGCATTAAAAATTATAGGAGGCTTAAGCAAGCCTTCAAAGATGCCTGGTTGGGCTTACGGTCTACCAGCGAAAGAATGTAAAACAGGATCCAAGCTGCGGCAGGTTAAAGACTCAGTCTGTTATAATTGTTACGCATTAAAAGGTTGTTATGTTTTTAAAGTTGTTCAAGACGCTCAATACAGAAGGCTTGAAGCAACGAAGAGCCCGCTGTGGACTGGAGCTATGGCACTATTAATTAATTCAAAAAAATCAAAAGAATTTAGATGGCACGATTCAGGAGATGTCCAGGACGAAGCGCACCTGCTTAAGATCTTTGCAGTGTGTAAGTTAACACCAGGCACCAAGCACTGGATGCCAACGCGGGAGGCGTGGGTCAAGCACTTCCTGCCGGAATGCCCTGACAATTTAGTAATTAGATTTAGTATGCCGATGATTGACCAGGCAGCAGCTGGAGGATGGACTAACACGTCAACAGTTGTAACAGCTGGCAGGACTTGTCCGGCCCCTGACCAGGACAACGCCTGCGGTGATTGTCGCGCATGTTGGAATAAAGATGTAAAAAATATTGCATATGGTAAACACTAATA